AATAATCCGTCCAAGTAACTTGTTCTTGTATTGATTTCTTTTTATTAATTTCTTCTTGCAGTCGCCTCATTTCATCGAAACCTTGCGTCATTGATGAAAAGTTAGCAGTGAAATCCATGCCGGATGGAATTTGCGACATGTGAGCTATAATATTGTTTATTTTTTCAGTGATGGGTAACTCTGCGGAGCCTTTACCTTTAATGTTAAGCACTATTTTCTTATTGTTTATGTCGTCTATTTTTCTTTCAAGCTTTTTTAGACTATCCATGGCCGGTGTTATATTAGAATATATTACAACTGGATGCCCGTCAGCGTAAGAGATTGTTTTAGTGATAGACGACTGAAGGTCTTTTTCGATTTTTTTAGTAGCGGATTCTTTTCAATCTCATCGCCTATTTTTTGCGATACATGACTAATTTTTTCTGTGATACCTTCCGTTATTTTATCAAGGCTTGCAATCGTATCGCCGACTTTTATTATATCAAGCTCAATTTCTTGCGCCTTCCAGAGGCCTTCCTGGTATTGCAATAGTTTTTTGTTAATTGCTGCTAACGATGCTTTCGCAGCGGCAAGCGTCGATTCCTGGCCTATTATCTGTGGGGAAAATTCAAGACTTGCTATTTTCTGTTCTGCCGCCCCTTTGGCTACTTCCAGAACTTTTCGGGTTCCTGCACCTTCAGTTTGAGCAAGAATCTTATCAAACTGCAAAGAAACTTGCCGGGCCTGTAGCAAAACTTTTAATGTTTTGCTGGCCGCAATCGTAATCAGGTTGAAGCTATCAACAACGGCCTTCGCTGTTTGTGCGGCCCATCGTTCCAGGGAACCGTCTTTTTGTAATTCTTTTATCTTTTTTACGAGATCAGCAAGGCCGGATTCCATCGACTTAAATAGATGCTTTTCCATGACATCTTTTTGAAAATTCACCCAATAGCTTTTAAGTTGGACGGTAAGGCCAAGCCATTTGTCTTGCATTTTTTTCGCGGCACCACCAAATTCATCAGCCATGCCAGCCCAAATCGCGTTAACAACTTTTGAAATGTCCATCCCCGATTGCCTGTTTGAGATATTTTCTGGCATTAATACCGGACTCGGAAAGCTGGTTCAATTCTTCGGCGGAGAGTTTACCTAAAACCTGCATTTGACCCAAGGCCCGGGAAACACGCGGCAATGTCTCTTCGCCGAAGATAGACGCAACATCTACCAGCGTCCCCATTTTCTCAAGAGTAGGGTTCAGACCATATGCTTGCATTTGGACGAAGGCATCAACGGCTTTTTGCGTATTAACAGGCATATCTAATGCCCAGGTGTTCAGCTTTTCAAGCGTTTCAGTGCCTTTGCCTTTTGTGAGGGTGTCAAGCTGTACCTCCATTTGTTCAAAGCTTGAGGCGACCTCCACAAAGCTATCCGCTACCCGCTTTATTGCAACCGCTGAAAGAACAGTTGCGAAAACAACGCCTAATGCCGTGACCGTTTTTTTAAATTTTTGAGTAGTTTTCTCTGTACGGGAAAAAGATTTGTTTAATTTATTTGTTGCGGTATCAACTTTCTTGCCAGACCGCTCTAATTTGGTCAGCTCAAGTGCTGCAAGCCGCGCTTGCTGAGAATCAACTTTAATCGCTAATGTTGCAATATCAACGGTCATTATTTTTCCTGCATTACTTCGCTGAAAACTATATCAATTCTTTTTATTATATCGAGTTCATACGGAGTTATTTGTTTCATTGTCAATTCATCCCAGGCTTTAATTTCTGAATAAGATAGAAGGCTAAAACCCGACTCGTTATATTGCCGTGCCGCATTCAGTTCAAGAAACCAACCGAAAATATATTGTATCCGCGTTGGTATTTGTACAACATTTAGTAATTGATCCGGGATTGTCCCTGTTTGAGTAGCAATATTTTCAAGATGCTCTCGCAATGTAGAGCCCTTAATTGTTTTATTGAGCTGAAATTCACTTTTTGCATATTCGACCAATTTATTGGCCATTAATCCAAAAAATTAGCCCGGTCTCCTACCCAGGCATCGACTTGTTCTTTTATCCACGGGAATCTCTGATATAATTTTTTAGCATTTTCTTTTGAAAAGGCTAAGGGTTTTCCATCTAACAGAAAATCAGCACCTTCACTCGACCGCCAACCTAAGGTGCACTCAGCCAAAAGATTAAGGCTCCCATCGTCAAGATCATCTTGCGAAAGGTCAAAGCTTAAATCCTTCTTTTTTTTCATTTGAGCAAGTCGTTTATTCTGAAGTTTTCTTGTAAATTTCGTTGCTATTTTTGAATCAAAGCCAGCAACGGTAATAAACATCTCTAACGGTTCCTTTGAGACGGGATGCAAAAGCTCTATTTCAGAACCTTCATCCGATTTTGCAACGATATCAAGCGTCAAAAGATCTATCATATAATCTTCTCCTTTTTATAATGTCGTATCTTGAATAGATATAGTCGTTTCCTCTGTTGATATTCCATCCCCGCCATCTGAATTCAAAAGGCCCGTAAATGGCACAGTTTGAATCAATCCTTTTTCACCATCATCTTTTGAAGATCCTGATAATTTTATTCTTGGAATATCAAAAATAAGACATTCCGTATTGTCCGCACTGGTTGCATCAAGTTTTATATTAATTGCGATTTCATCTTCATCGATAAAGTTATCCCGCAAACTTCCATCTTCATAATATGCCGTAAATTGTCCTGATACCCGAATTCGACCCGGGAAAATGAAAGGAATTACATTTGAACCAACACATCCATCCCCGGGAGTTATTCCCGTATCAATCGTAAAACTTAAACCTGTGATTGTTGCAATGTCAGTTCCATTAACTCTCAGCGCCCCATTAATGGCTGCTAAAACAGCAGTTGTTGTCTCAGTTGCCGGAGTCGTAAAATATTCTGAAGCATCAGTTGTAATGTCTTGGCCGATAAATGTTAAATTAATCGTTCCCATCCCGGTAGGCGGAAGATCAACATCAATTTTTGATATCATTAAACCGGAAAATAATTCAGACTGCCCAATGTCAGAAAAAAAATGTTCAATATGAAAACTATCAGATGTTTGACCTGATGTTGGAGCATATACTTTTTTCCCTTGAACTGTTGCTGTAACCGATGCGCCGGACGCTTCCGCAGCAACCGTGCCGGAAACTGTCATGTCTGTAGCGGTCAAAGCTGTAATACGATAATTGTAAGAATTATTTGTAGTGGCTACCCATCCACCCCATTGGATTACATCCCCAATTTTGAAACCGTCTGTTAGCCATGACCCGGAAGCCCGTATAAACTGCGGAGCCGTGGCCGACGCTGTGACATTTGTCAACGCCGTGCTGTTAACCCCGGCAACCCAAGCCTTCCGCAGGGCCGCTGCAAAAAAATCTTGGTAAGTTGTCACCGATAACTCACCATTAATATCTCCACCAACGCTTCTTAATCCATGCCGCATATCAACGATTTGGCCATGTGATGCAATCTCGTCGCTTTCATACGTCTCTTTACTAAGATCAATACTTGACGTTGTTCGTCTCAAAAGTTGTGACCCTGTTGATCCAGGAGCTACACCATAAATCGTTTCTTTCTTATATCGTACTTCTTTTTCTATTCCACTTGCTATAGTCATTTTGCTAACCCTCTATATAAGAATAATAAAATATTGATACCGGCAAAACATACCATCCGTCATTATGCATAGCTGGCGAAATCGCTGGTGTTTTATATATTTTTACGGTTACGGCGCCGCTTGCCAAAGTTAAGCCTCTTGAAAATAAATCTTTAATTAAAATAGCTCTATCAATTGCATCATTTGGCCCGGCAAACTCAGGAAAAAATAACGTCACTTGAAAAATACCCGATTCAAAGATCAATGCGGTTGTCCCAAAAGTAGGATTTTCCGGCTCAAGTGGCAATAAATTAATTTTTTGCCACGCCGTCCCATCAACCGGTTTATATCTTGAATTCTCCCAGGCTGTCTGCAAAGGGTTTGATACTGTTATTAATTTTGTTTGTAGTAAATTGCGGATTATTTTTAAACTCATCTTAACCCTTTGGATGCTGCATCAATATAACGCTGATACATTTTTAAAGTTATCCTGACCATACCATGTGGAGCTTGCTTTGAGCTGCCATATTCAAGTCGGTTAATGTATTCAAGGTTGTTGAAAATATAAAATATTCCACCTGCATTCATTCTATTGATGATTTCACTTGCTTTTTTTGTCGTGTTGTTTCCTGTTTTGTCCTTAGCTTCTGTTTGGTTAGCTGAAAGTGTTCTCCCAACCTGCCAATTAGCCCTTGCTCGACCCGTATCGATTGGAGTTCTTTTAATTATATTTTTTGTAATATCAAGGCCAACTTTCCGTATGATAATATCAGCGTTTCCCTTTGTTTTTTTTATGAAATTTGTTAAATCAAGTGAAAAACTCATGCTTTTTGAATCCTTAGTGTCCATGTGGCTTCTGCGGGATCAGCTCTAACCGCACTGCCGCTATCACCTGACAGATTATATAAGGCAGAATTGATTAAGACAGAACCCGCAGGATTTGGAACAACAGCAAGTTCACTTTGTGGAAATATCAATTTTTTATCTTTAGGGCCTGCAATGCCTGCATTAATTTCTTTTTGAGAAAAATCAGACAAAACAAAAAGATCAATCTGATAATCTGTATACGATTGATACCCACCGCCGGAACTATGATCGAATGTTGTATAATTCTCCCCGACCTGATCCCGATATACAACAACAGCGGATGATAAACTGCTTATTGATTTAAATGCCGCCTGGGCTGCCCCGGCTATTGTTGTTTTTAATGTCATATACGTTTTTCCAAGTATAACACAACAAGTCCTTTCTTTGACGCACCCGCACCGGTTGCATTTATTTGTAGCGCCCCGGCAATAGCCACATTAGCAGAAGCGTAATAAGATTCTGATGCAGAAGCACTCCTGCCCGCAAGATTGCCAGCCGCGATATCTTCAGAAAATTCATCCGTGATTGTCATATCATAGCTGGTTGGAAGATCCGTTGTTAAATCGCCATTTTCGCCCGGAACCGTTTGTACTCTAACGAGTTTATGACTCGGGAATATCTCTGTTACAACAGTTACCACCCCGGAACCGTTACTTGTCCAAGGGTAAGGAATTGTTAACGCTGAATGTCTTATTGCTTCCATAAATGCCTCTTCTTATGCCCTGATAACACGGCTTATACTTTTTGAACTTATTTTACGCCCGAATGCACTAACCATTTTCCATACTGCCAAAGCTAACACTGGTTGCCGATCTGCTTTATCAATAACGAGCCGTATTGTGTCAATAGTAATTTCTTTGAATCCGGCAGTGTCGGGATCTGCTGTTCTATCAGAAATCGCCAACAATCGCGCAAGGTCACATTGTGCGTTTTGAACTTCAAATGGTATTTCATTATTATCAATGAAATTACCATTTTTGTCTGTCATTCCGGAACGTGGAAGATCAAGAGCTTGATTATCGTCTATTTGCCAGCCGTCCCAGTCTATTTGCTCATTAAGTACCCGACACGCCATAACTGCGTAACCATTTTTTTGCGCATCAATCAGGCCAGACCATGTGCTGTCATGGGGATTTGTTTCTATCCAGGCATCAATAGTTGCTATCGAAACATAAGAATTCGCGCCCGTTACCCCCGTCCCGTCTTCGACTATTACCGTAATCGCCATGCCCCACCCTCTTTACTTTCCTTCGGCAGTTTTTTTCTTATTTATTCTTAAAACTTCTTTTTTTGAAAAAAGTGTATGCTTATTCAAAATATCAGATTTATTGATTACGATATAACCATCTTTATTATCCGCTTTGATTTTAACTGTTTCTATTTTTCCCATTTTAAAACCTCTTTGTTATTGGACGGACATTTTAAAATCCGTCCAATAACATTAAAAATTATCCCGCAAGTCGGCAAGCTCTCTCGGGTGATATAAGGGCAGTACCCCAAAGGCAATCAACATCAAGCATCCACATTTTATACCCCCTCAGAAGTTCCAGCCGCATAACAAGCTTTGACACTTCATCGACCAGCGTAACCATGTTTGTGAGGTTGTTTGTGGAGTCGGCCCCAAAAAGTTCTTTCATCCCCATATCAGGTGCACGGACAGCAAGCCCGAACGCATCTCTATGGAATCCAAGGTTAACCACGTGAGTAGCCTTGAGTGTAATCGCCGTTGCAGATGTGGGAATTGCAACCTTTAGAGGCGGTTTAAATGTTACCGTTCCACCGCCTGAAACGTCCGCATCTCCCGTTACACAAACATACGTCTGTGTATCACCGGCAATAGTAAAAATGTCACCGGTAAGAATCGTTCCAGTTCCGGCAGAGGCCAGCGTAAAAGTCTCAACCCCAGCGGCATAACCGGCATTGTCAGTTGTTGCCGACGCTGCTGTACCCGCAGTATGTGACGGAACGGCATCCTCTCCATACCAATTAATTCCAAAAACTTTTCCGACATTACCGGTTGTTTTGGTGTCAGCATTTCCCCTCTTCTCAGCGTCGGAGAATTGTGCCAGATTCAAGGCCGCAGCCTCCGCAGCAAAATCAAGCACGGCATTTCGATTATCTCTCGGGCAAAGCTGTTCGTGGAGTGTTTTGCGGACGTTTGTTGCACTGGCCACATCAACACCAGATCCAAAAGGTGTAGTTCCAGCAGTTCCCACGTATCCATAAACACCGGTATAGGTGGCAAAGACGGAATCATTAATTGCATTGGCTATAACCCGAAAAGCTTCCTGCATTTGCAGCGGGACAAAATCAGTAGCGGCTCTAATTCGACCTATCTCCTGGTCGTTCAAGGCAAAAGATTTATGTTTCCAGTTGGTGAGCTGGATTTGTTTTGTTGCCGGGGATAAATCGGAAGGAGCTGTGGGAATTGCGGCCGGAGTGACATCATCAGCCGTTCCCATGTCGGTAGCCACAGGAATGTCAATGGTCTGACCTTTGCTTTTCGCTTCCGTAGAATAATCAGTATTAACAAGCCTGGTCATAAGCACCTGTTCACGCAAGCCAAGCATACCTTTTGCAAGGATTTGGGTAAGAATTGCAGTTAATGTATTAGCCATGATAAAAAACCTCCTGTATGTCAGGGCAAATCCCCAACAAAAAAATTGATTTGAGATAACCAATCCCTTCGGGGATAAAACCTTGCTGACATCGGCCAGGAGGCTTTTAAAAACTAAACTTTATTTATTTTTTGTAGCAATATATATGCTCCGGCATTTATATCGCCTTTATTTCTCCGGTTGCTAATTTTGAAAGCATATCGCCTGATATTTCTTTTCCTGAAACATTGTCAACGCTGACTTGGCCCTTGGATATCATCGGAACATCCGCGCCAAGCGCTCCGCCGCCTTCAGACTTTTTGAACAGGCTTGACTTAGGGATATAAGTTTCTGTTAAATATTCTTCCAAGGTCAGGTTCCCATCGCCGGCTTTATTCTTTTCCGGTACTCCATTTTTGTTTAAGAAAACGATTTTACTCGTTTCAGGATCAATGGCCGTGACTGCTTGAATATCAGATTGAATATATTTCATGTTTCCATCAGCAGGGACAGCATGTTTTAGAACAAGCATTGCCGTTTGGTTCGCGATCTTTTCCTTATTCCAACCCTCTTGAATCATAGCGGCCTTAGCTTTTTCAGTTTTTAATAGATCCGCATGCTGCTGCTCAAGGTTGGCCTTTAATGTTTTCCATTCTCCAGCTTCGGCCAAGCGGCTGTTTTCAAGTTCTTGAAGCTTTGCGACTGACTCAGCATATTTGTCAGGGTCAACATCCTTGAACTTTAAAAGCTGTTCTTGCAGCTTTTCCCTTTCCTTCGCCAACGCTCTGTTGTTTGTTCGGAATTCATCAAGCTTCCCTTTTGGAACGAAACCATCCAAAACAAAAATTCCCTCAACCTCTTTATACTCAGATCGGAGATTCTCCGGAACCTCATTTAGAGTATTATAACTTGCCTTTAGCATTTTTTTCCCTTTCTTAAGTTTTTTATGCCATATAATAAAATTTTAGAGATGTCAACCGTTTATTCCTTTAGTTCATCAATTAACCTTAAATTCCCGGCTTCATCCGCCAACCCAGACAATTTGACTTTACCTGTTTTCCATAAACCATATCTTGCCGGGCCAAGTATTTGCTTTTGCACGGTTGCAGGTACCTTTTGAAAAAAAGCATCATACGTCCCCAGGAACCGACCAACTGAAATAGTTTTTCCACCGCCGACACCGATCTTGCCTGGCTTTAATTTTCCGGTTACTGGGTCAATCTGTCCCCTAACTGTATAAGGTTTATACGCCTCGCTCATTTCATCAATATCAATGCCAAGTTCCCGCCATGTTTTTGTGATTGGCTCTTTGAAACAGCGGCACCTCGGATGTAAAGGCATGGCTGGCCCTTCACCAGTTTTATATATTTTCTCCTTAGCATCAAGAGATAAACACCTTAAACATGTTCGGTTTTCCGCTACACTTGACCACTTCCAGCCTTTTATTATATCTTTGTTGGCGGACATAACATCATCAGCCGCCTGGACATTAACGCTTTGTATGTATGTCCTGGTTAAGCCTTCAATATCGTTTTGTATGCCTTTAAAGGCTTTTGTTTCAAATCGATTTAAAATATTTTTATAACTTTCACCGGTTAAAAAACCTGCCGTAATTTCATCTTTAAATTTTTCTTGCAGGTTACTACTAAATGCCGTTTCTACCCATTCGTTAAGGAGCCTTCCGCCTACAGGAGTTTTAACAATCATGTTTTCTAATTGCGAGGCGGATAAAGCAACATGATTAAAATCTAAAACACGATTTCCGACTGACAATATTCCATTGTGTATTACATATGCCTTCAAACCAGCATCTACAGCCACAGCGTTTATTTCTCCCGTGATTTGAGCTTGAACGGCCACCGTCATATCTTGTAATTCTTCAGCTAATACCGTGAGCCTGGCCCGATCCTCAAGGTCTAAGTTTAATTTAATAGATTGTTGTAGTTTTGCACCGACATCTTTGCGCGCTTTAAACACCGACCTGTTGATTTCTCCCATGGCCGCGTCTGAATATTGATCAAGTTTATATTGCCATTTCGTATTTTCAATCAACAAGAAAAGCTTTTGGAACTCTTCAGGCGTTAATTTTTTTGGTTGCGGATTTCCCATTTGTTTTCTATATATCCAGCATGAAAAAAATAATAGAACTTATCCGTTTGACGAAATATCGTGAAAATAAAATCATGAAATATCTTTTATTGAAAAACCGTAAAAAAGTTTACAAAAACTTACCAGCCAAGCCCTGAAGATTCTTGCTATTTTTTTGATTCCTTGCGGTATCTTCCGCAATCGCTTCTTGCTCATCTTCTATGCTTTGCCCTTGCGGGAGAACCTCCCCTTGCTTGAGGTTCCAGATAAAGGTCTCTTCTGACATTTTGCCGGACTGAACAGCAGCAAGTAAAGCGGTTATGTCCTGCGGAGCCAAACGAGTGCTAACAAAATCTTTATTAACCGACACATGGCACTCTTTTGGGCTGATGCCGAGCCAAAACCCTATATGTTGCAATACTTTTGTTAATCCGTTCTCTACATTTCCGGCTATATCTGCCAATGTCGCACTATCCCCGGAACTTCTCAACCGTACCGTTTCAGCCGCTTCGACTCCTGGCCTTTGGGATTCAAGTAATCTTGCTCCGGCTATGGCCATTTGCGCTTCAAGCCGGTCAAGACCTCTTTCTATATCAGTAAGCCCCGATCCACCGGTTTGAAGAAACCATGAGTTTGCGCCAGCTTCACCATGATAAGCCGCACCTGGCCCCAAGGGTATGTCCGCACCTTCCTCAAAGTCAAATCCGGCAAAACAAGGAGTCGGAAGTCCGGCAAAATGTAATCCATACTGATATGCGACTGTTAACTTCCAATGTCCCTTGGAAAGATTAAGAAGGTCAAGCAATGGTGGTTTCGATGGCGGCGGGACATTTGATGAACTTCCAAAAAAAACAAACGGGATATGATTAAGCCGCTTGCCTTTATATTGTGGTGTTTTGGGTTCTTCAACCAGGGTCCAGGTTTTTTCTGTTTCACCTGACATTTGATATACTGAAACCAAATAATGCCCTGCATCGTCTATTTCAAGGACTCTCCGTTGTTCAATGATTTCATTTTCTTCCGGGTCATCTTTTTTCGGCTGTTCGACAAATTCTTGTAAAACAATTTTTTGTTTATCCTTTTTAGAACCCGGCCAAGATAAAATTGATAATGGATTATATAAAGCCACATACGGTTTTTCAGTTTCATCCACATCGACTAAAACGCCATAACGCCCAAACCCCAAAACAGCATCGCAAACAGACCGGATTAAGTCTTGAAAAGATCCACCGGTTAAAACAATCTCATCAAGCTGTTCTTTTTGACTTTCGGGGAATTGGATATCAACAGGCTTACGAAGTATCGCCCCTTTTAATCCTTGTCTGGTTCGGCTCAAGGCATTGAATAATATTCCAAATTCTTTATATCTCTCATACCGGCCATCGTTTTTCCTATGCCCCTCTAATTTAGGAGTATATCTTTCCCCCTTATCTTTTATTGACCGTTCTCCTGCAAAAAAATCACTAAGGTCAATATAATCATCTTTATATTTTGTATAATCTTTGTGTTCTTTTTTCATGTTGATCCTTTTACCAGGAGGCTCTCGATATCCCGCCTCTGGATTTAATCGGGAATTCTTTAAAAATGAAATAGCCTCCAGCGTCACATCCATGGTCGTGGCCGCTTGTTTTATCCGGCTCCCCATTTTCGGCCCACGCTTGCTGCTCAAGGCTTGTTGTATATCCCTTACATTTTGCAGTGTTTACCATATATCGTCTTTCGCCAACAGCATTACAAAACATAGCATTCATACTATTTATTCTGTCTTTAACGGGAGGATTTGCCCTGCTTGATTTAACAACAAATCCTGCAATTTTTAATAAAGCAATATCCGTTTCAGAAGCATTTACACTCTTTCGGCTTCCGCCTGATGCGTCTGGATAAATTCTAATTTCCCTGGTTTTTTTATAATCACCATCGGCATAAGTATAATATTTTTCTTTGATTTTCTGTATCATGTCGGGCGTATCAAATCCATTAACAATTTCATCGACAGCATAAGGCTTCCCGTCCCTGATAATATGTACTATTCCCACCATCGCTCCGACATTAAAATCTATGCCCACATAAAGAATTTCTTTTCCATCTTCAATAATATTTGTATTATTTAATTTTTTATCAAAAGAACTGTAAACCGTGCCGGTTTTAAGGTTTGTGAACTGCCCGTTTATATAGGCTGCTATTAATTGTTCAGGGTATGATGATAATAATGAGGGAATATAATCATCAGGAAGATTAATCTCATTATCATATGTTGACGCCTGAATTATTCCATATAACTCTTTCAAGTCCTCGTTCTCTTTAACTTGTTTTACAAATTGATTATAAACAAATTTGAACCCTTCCGGCGTAGTGGTTACTGAAACGCCATTCTGTAAACCGTTTTGTTTAAAACGCATCCTTGCAATGATTTTCCGCCAAGCCTGTTCTGCTTTATCAACTCGCAAAACATCTAATTCGTCAACCAAGGCTTTACCAATTTTAAAACCAATGATCGTTTCGGGATGCTGCATAGATCGGCAAATGATTGTACCATAAAAAATACCATTACGATAAAGAGAAACCTCTTTGTTCCCTACTGCAATTTTGATATCAAAATCCCAGGAGTATAATGCCTCTTCAATGGTGGGATAAAAAATGTCTCTTATTTGTGGATATGTTGGAGCAAAATACCCAGCGGTAACGCGCGGATATTCATAAAAATGTTTCGCTAAATCCGCGCACCCGGCATATGTCTTGCCACCGCCGAACCCGGAACAAAAACATTTATATTTTTGAGGTAGTTGTAAAAAATTAACCTGCTGGTTCATCAGGTGTATTTGTTTTTTCTTTCCTGCCATTTACCCCTACAATTTCTATTTTTATTGGTTGAGCTGATTCGTCTTGCTTGTTGAATAAATCAGGGTTATCTTTTTGGTTGAGATATTGTTTCCCTAACCAGATTAACATTGAAACATTGCCGCCCGTAGCAGATTTAAATTGCGCCCGCCTTAACGATATTTTTCCAGCAGATGCGTTCTTTTTAAAGTAGGCTGTAAAAGTTGTCTTTTTTACCTCGTAGCATCTTTTTTGTATGGTGTCGACCGAGCATTTGAACCAATCGGCGATTTCAGCGATTGTGCATTGCATGAGGCACAATTTTTTAAACTCATCCCAATTTATTTCTATCTTAGGACGACCCATTTTTTTTTCTTTTTTAGTCATAATTTTTCTTTACAAAATTTTTTATTGCCATACTGCTGACATATTCCTCATAGACAGGCACGTTAAGAGACTTTAATGTTTCTTCTTTTTCTTTTTTGGAGCTGCAAACAACCATAAAATAAAAAGATGCACTGTTATCATCTTTCATCTTCGCAGCCATCTCAGCCCTGTCTTTTTTTATGTCGTTTATTTTTTCTTTAGATTCTTGCACTTCTGTAGAATCTTGAAACAACTCATTAAAGCGTGAATCGCCCGAAAACATTATTTCAATATCAACTTCAGAAAAACCCATACTTTCAAAAGAGATATCATTGTTTAAATTCAATTCAGCTAATCCATCAATATCAAATTCACCCTGCATGGATGGGTTGTTGAGCTGTACGTTCGCTTTTATCTCATCCTTTTTTGATAAAGAAACCGCCGCAACATCAAGCATATAATCGTTTTTGGGATATTTTTCCAGGTTGTCAAGCTGCGTTAATCTTTGATGACCCGCCACCAAGTTACCCGTCTTCTTATTCCACACCAATGTTTCAAGAAGTCCAAACCCACCCTTTTTTTTATTAAGAGCTTTTTTTAACCTTTTCTCAGCATCTTTTTCAATAAACCGGGGGTTGTATTCGGCTTTTTTTATTTGAGACCGCTTAATTCTTTCAATCTCAAATGTCTGATATTCGGTTAATTTCATTTAAAAAATTCCAATTGTTTTAAATTTAAATCAATTAACGGAAAATCCCGTTTTATTTTTAAATAATCATCAGGATATTTTTTTTTAATTTTTTCTAAATCTTTCGGCATAAAAGAACGGAAAGAAAAACCTAAACTTTTAGATTCAGGAGACACCTTTAACCGATGTTTTTTTATGTAGTGCCAGACATGTTTCTTTTTCCATTCAGCTATCGGATAAAACCTGCCTCATTGCCCGTCGCCAGATTGAATCTGCAATACGTTCTCCTGCGGCTATCCAGTAAATGCCCGTTTTCTCCCGTAAATAATTATACACATGACGGATTGTAATAATCGGACAATCAAAATCAGTCATTCTAAAAGCGCCATATCGGTACAAAGCCGCAAGCTCAAAATGCGGAATTTTAATTATGTCGCAATTATATTTTTTTTCTGCATAACGTAATTGTGCTGTTTGAAAAGATAAATCCGGCACTTGATACATAAAAAAAATCACGACACGTTTAAAAAACTTTAGAATCCTTGCCCCCTGAATAGGAGACAAGGACGCTGTCTGTTATTTGCGATGCGACTTGTAGCGAGGCATACAAATTCATTAGCCGCCAAGTCCACCTCTGGAGTTCCGCTTCATCGCTGTTTTTAATTTTTTCATTCTAGCCGCCCTGGTCGTTCGCCTTGAAACACCTGTAGCCTTGTTGATTACACTTTTTACACTAGCCATTTTACACCTCCGAAAGAAAATTAAAAAAACTTGACAAAACAATAAAAAACAAATAAGATTTAAAAAAAAATTAAGGAGCAAAAAATCATGAAAGCACTTTCTATTCATCAGCCCTGGGCGTCTGCAATCGCATGCGGACTGAAAAAAACTGAGTATCGAAACTGGGAGACTCGGTTTCGCGGCCCC